CATGGATCCCTCGATGGGTGATACAAAACCGGATCGGGCACGCTTCGCAGCGGACTCGACTTCGAGCAAATCGATTAGGCCAAGGCCACCTCGGTTTGTCCGGAGGCTCTTCATCAGAGCTCCATCCGCGGACGCAGAGTCTGCAGGGTAGGTGTACACGGGCTTGAGTGCCCATGTTTCCAACCTCTGCAGGTGAGCGTTCCAACGGACCTTTGGTTCGTGGTTATCATCAAGGTTAGACCAGAGGCCTAGACAATCTGTCCCAGCTGGGACATATGTCACGCCACACCGACGAGTTAGGTAATCGTCGATGTGCTGGACAGTACGGCAGTTGCCGTACTTAGACCAGATCTGGTTCCGGAATGACGTCAGCGATGTCACTTCGGGGACCTCTGTGCGATTGCGCGGAATCCTTCGCCGCATGTAGACCGGTGTAACAACCCGGCCGTCATACGCATCGGCGCCGCAAGACTCCCTGAACTTCCCCGAAAGGAAGCTCTTGGAGCGGTTGACCTTGAGCCCAACGGACTCAAGAGCCTCAATCACACTGTGGGCGTGTTCAACGGGGACAATTATGTCATCCCCATAGACACTCAACCCCATGCCTCTCTTCCCCAACCTTTTGATAAGGCGGGGAGAGAAGTCACGTCGGCTACGACAGATGCTGGTAACCACCAGCGTAGTGAAGACCATGGCCTCCACTGGAAATGTCAAAGCCGATCCCATCGAGGCGAACTTGTTAAGTACCACAAGTCCGCCATCTGGCAACTGCGCGAAAGGAGATCTCGACAACCGCAGATATCGCAAGAAGCTCGGGTTGAACCCGAACAACTGCTCTACCAACGACAGCGAAACCCTATCGCTAGCGTCCGACAGGTCGATCGTAGCATTGCTGCCATCGGCCGATCCATCAATCGCCATCTGACGATTCACACTCTGATCCACAAAGGAACAGATGCTGCGTCCACGCTCCAATTCCTCACGCAAGTTCTGCATGAGGGCCTGTTGCATGTACTGGTTGTAGCTGGCCTCGATACAAATGAGGCGTGGCTTCTCAGCCGTCTTTGGGACGGCCTCCAACCGTGCAGGGGTTACCGCGTAAGCGGGTGGCCTATGCACCAGCGACTCCCAGGTCGGACGGAATGACTCCGCACCGACAAGAGAGTCAGCACTGTAAGAGATGGAACCGAAGTTCCACCGCGAATTAGTGCCGAATCGTTCTGAAACAGCCCCAGGCCCGTGTTTCCCTTCCAAAGGGGACGTCAGGGCCGAACCGATAATGCTCCCAAATAGCAACTGGGCCACCATCGGTGCATACGGATCGAGGTTAGATTTAACCTCGGCCCTGGTAGGCAAGTCAGCGTCAAGCTTGACCCACCTTGCCACGGCCGCCTCGACGCGATCTGGACTGCAGACTTCGAACACCTTCTTGAAGGTGCGAGTTATCTGCCTAATCCAATCGATCGCGAGTATGCTGGGTTCTACCCGTAATACACCGTCTTGCTCAAAGATGCTAGCCCAGAGATCCCTAAGGAACTCAGGATAGCCGCACCGCGAGCGCCACCCGACAGCTGTCGGGAGCACTCCGTCTTTCAGGCCCTCAAGAAGAAGGTCGTCGAGACGTGGCAATGCGATCGAGATGAAGGGTTCGCCCTCATTCTCGAATCTTGAACGCAACGTGAGAATATCACGAGACGGGTCGAATCCCACGGAGTCTCCTGCATCCAGCAGGAGTTGCTCCAGGAGAACTACTTGGCTTTTCATTCTGTCCCCTTTCTGGGGTCTCAGGATCCAAGCCATCGTGAACCACTGACAGGCGGAGTATTAAGCCGCCTGGACGGACTGGCGCGAGCCAACCCGTCCCAGAAGTACCCCGAAGAGCGCGCCGATTGCGAAACCGGTTGCGCCCGTAAGGAGAAGCAGGGAGACGATTACGATCGAATCCATGCGTACTTCAGTTCTCACCAGCAGCGAGCTTCTTCAAGTTCGCGTTGGTGGATGCAGAGTTCCATCCGATCAAGGCAGTGGCTGCGGCCTCGATGTCGGC